TCCACTATGGAACAAATCAAAACTGCTAAATGTAATACCTACTGTCATTGTTTGTCCTCTTGTCGTTGTAACGGAAGTCCGTTAAAAATAAATCCTACTGTAACACGTGGGCTTACGTTTACAGGTGCTAAACCTTTATGTGGATAACTGCTTGGAAATACTACACAACGTCCTTTTTTCCATTCAATGTGTTCCACAGTTTTTACCTCAAAGTTTACACTATCGTATTCGCAAAAATCTAACCCACTATCACCTTCCATAAAATATACTAATGTATGTGAAGGCAACCATCCTGGCATTTCTAACTGTGCCGTGTCGTCGGGTGCATCTGTATGTAGTCCTCCAACGTGTTCTTTTGTAGTAAGATTGACTTGTACTTGATTTAATTGTAATCCCTGATGTATATTTTTAAAAAGTTTTTCTCGTTTGTGGTTAACTATACACCATAGTGTTTTAAACTCCCATGGCATGTCAACTAAAAAATTTGTATGTTCTACTGTTGCACCTTGTTGTATTTCACGTACCCATTGTTCACTAAAAGTAGTATATCCTTCATCGTATCCTAATCCTCTGTGACCAAAACGCAAAGGCATATGCAATATACTAGAATCCATTTGATCCATTAGATAGTCTGGTACTAAATCATCAAATACTAAAATATTATTTTTATCTATGGCCGGCAAATCGCTGTTGCTCCTTTTTAAATATAGGTAATACAATGTTACGGTCTCTAGCAAATTGTGTACTTTTACCACTAAACACATAACCAGCAGTAACACGAGGACTTACTTTGTTAGTAGGTATACCTCTATGAATGTAACGACTTGGAAAGACAATTAATCTACCTTCTTTGTATTCTACTTCGTCAATCTTCTTTCCACCACGATCAGGATTGTTATCCCAAAAGTCCATACCTGTATCTCCTTGAACAAGATACACCATTGTGTATGCAGGTACGTCATCACCACTATCAACGTGTAATGCTCCTGCGTGTTCTTTTGTAGTAAGATTAATTTGTATTTGGTTTAATTGTATATCACCAACGTCATCGTCGATCATATGCTTATGATGTTCAAAAGCGTGCCAAACTGCTTTTAAAGTCCACGGTGCTTTATGTACTTGTTCGTGAGTGTATTGTTGACTAAAGATTGGGTGACCTTGATCAGGCCCTAAACCTCTGTGTCCATAACTAACTGGAGTGTTTAGTACTTGACTTATGGCTTGGTCATGTAACCATTGTGGCACCACATCGTCAAGTACTATTATTTTATCAAGATCATAGTTCATAAGTTAATTATAAACTATCTTTGCTGAAAAGTCAAGCTCTTTTTTACAAATCGCCCTTGACTCTGTTTTCGGAATAATGTGCATCAAATTCACCACCAGGATAACGTGCTTTAAGTTTATCAATATTCATTTGAATAACTTCGTTAGGATCAATGTCTAATGCCATACATCCTTGCATCCAATACCACATGATATCACCTAGTTCACGTTGCATGTGCCAAATGTTATCCTTATCTAAAGGCTTACCTTGGAACATAATTTTTTTAATAATTTCGGTAAATTCGCCTGCTTCGGCTCCTAGTCCCATAGAGGCAGTTAATAGTCTTGGCATATTAACTTCTGGGGAATAGTTTAGTTGTGCCCAATGACTTGTAAAGTCTTCATTCTTTGAGCTTTCGTCGGAAGTAACTGCGTCAACAAATTCTTTATATTTGTTTAGGTCAATCTCAGCCATAAGATAATCCTCTTTCTTTTATAGGGTGTTATGCACGAACGAATTCGCTTGGGTCAATACTAGGTTGTGATAAGTCTGTTTCAGAACCCATACCATCATCACTTGGTTTTTCTTTACTTGTAAGCATAATGCCATTAACATCAATTAGCCTAAGTTCAATCTCACCATGATCTGGGTCATCAGTAATAAAGCCTCTACTCCAACGACCATGCTCTACATAGATCCAATCGCCAACTTCATAAGGGTCTTTATTTTCGTGTCCGATTGCATAGATCTTGCACCATCTAGGACGGATGCCTCTTTCCTTGCCATCGTCACTTGACAAAATAATACCACCTTTAGTAGTACGTTCGCCAAATTCCATATCCATTGCAAGTACACCGTCATGAATTGGACGCACCTTGCCAGATACTTTTGTTTTCATCTTAGGGCCTTGGCCCATCATAGTAGTATTAAGTTCCATTAGTCACCTTTTTTCACAAAATTACCATCAGCGTCTTCTACCCACGCTGTACCGGTTTCGTCAGCTTCTTCGTCAATAGCCGCCATCTCTGCTTCTACTTTAGAAGGAGTAGCTTTTGTTGCTTTTTTTGGTGTAGCTTTAACAGTTTCTTTAACTTCTGCTACAGGTTCTGCAACTGGCTGTTGTGCCGGTTGTGTTCCTGCTACTTCGTCTGCAACTGCTTGTGGATGATCTTTGTAATACTCGTCTAAAATTTCATCACGCTTACGAATGATTTTGCCACCTGGGCCTAATTCATCACCACGTGCATTAACTCTAGCATTTCCTACTGCTGGTGTAAGTTCATTACGTTGGCGTAGTAGATCCATATCAACGGACTTACCTTGCATACTTTTGTAAACTTTACGACCTGTTTGCTTCATTGCCATAATTATATTCTCCTGGTTATATACGTATTTATCTCATGAACTCATGGTAGTCTAGGTCAAACTGGCAGGAATCTACTTTATGTACACCAATTAAGTATAGCACATAGCTGGATACACTACTACCTCTACCTACACCCCATACAATATTGTGTTCACGCATAAAGTCTACCAAATATACCATATACTTTAATAAGTCAAACATATTACGTCTATCGTACTCTGTTAGTTCTTCACATGTTCTAGCCATTTTAGCAGTATCGTTTGGACACTTATCTAATACGTAATTGTAAATATCCATATCTTTGTACTTCTTGGGCATGAACCAATCTTCTTGAAGTGCTTCATCAAATTCTTCTTTGTTAACGTCTAACGGTATATAGGTATTAAGTCCTGTTAGTCCGTTATCTTTTGCTAATGTATTAAACTTATCAATATCGTCACTTGGATCACAAAGAACAACATGACACTTGTCGATATGTCCTGTATAGATCATATCAATTAAGTCTTTGTTTGTAAATCTGGGGATACCCAAGTCGTCAGTTTTCATAAGCATACACTTATTTTAACTTATGTTGATGAGATTGTCAAGATCTTTATTGCCATCTTCTGGTTTTGATTTGCTCGATCTGTCTATCATTTCTAACTTATACGTATCTAACATAGTTTGGATTTGATATTGAGCTTCGGGATTTCTAGTTTGGAACCACTTTTGAGTTAGGCTATTAACCTTTTCTGATATTTCTTCATCTGTTAAAGACGAGAGATCTGATAGTAGTGGATGATCCATTATTTAATACCTTATGAGAATTGACCGACGTACTGTGCGTAAACTGTTATGCCACCGTCGTAAGTCCATACATCAACACAAACTGGATCATCATTGCTGTTTACAATAAACGGTGATGGAAAAGGATTATCTCCATTTACACCATACTTAATAGTTCCGTTTTCTGTAGCAAAAGAAACTGTACGTGCTGTACTGTCGCCTAGTGTGTCTAAAAGCATTAGTCTAATCTTACCAACTTTGTTAGCAGTAGGCCAATCAGTAAATGTTAGTGTAAGTGTGTTAGATCCAATAGTAAACGTTTGGAAGTTACCGTTAGTAAAACTTACGTTTGTTGGACCTGTAACAGTACCACCTGGGTAATGTTTTTCTGTGTTAGCAATTAGGTTTGCTCCACTTACATCGTTACCTAGAAAGTTATTAGCCGCATTTAATTTTGCAGTATTTGTCTGCAAATCTTCAATTTCATTCTTTGCGGCTGTGAAATTGTTCTTAATAGTATTGAAGTTATTTCTAAATCCTTGGCTGTCGTTGTCTTGTCCAGCTACCGGAAATGTCGAATCAATACTCGTGTTATCAATATTACTTGCCATATTTGTTCCTCTCTAGTGTATGTATTTATCCGTGTTAAACATTATATTGATAGTTTCCGAAAGCAATATATTGTTCATCGCTGTTGCCTGTTGTAGCATCAACAATGTATCTATCAATTTCAAAGTCTAAATTCTTAAAATCGAACCCACTATTAGTTATATTTAATAAAATTTGTGCCGCTGTTCCTGGTTTACAGTAGCATAAAGGTACTGCTGTTACATACCCTAATTCTTGTACACCTGATCCTTGGGCAGTTGACATCCAAATTGGTAAGAAACTTCCTTCTGTAATACCCGATTCTGCTATGTTTTCACGCATATTTGTTACGTTACTTACAAAGCGTTTTTGGTCAGCTGGGTTACTAATTTGGATAGCATCACTGTCTACTTTAATAGTATTGTGTGTTGGTCTAAATCTAAACGGATCACTACTTGTAGTAGCAATTTGTCCTGCTCGTAATGTAGCACCATTTCTAGTTGTAATTTCAATAGTTCCGTTTGCATCGTATATAACAGAACCTGATCTAGTAATAATTTCTAAGTCATTACCAAATGCTCTAACATTAATAATTTGATTAATACTATTTCTAATTTGGAAAACAGCTTCACCTGCTCCTTCTTTACTAGCATCATCACGTGTTTCAAACTCAACACTATCAACTGTAATTTTGTCTTTATTAGCAATATCTATTGTTTTAGCTACTTTACCTTTAGTTGCTTCTAATGGATCGTTTACTTCTACATAAATTACTTCGTATAGTACTGTGCTTGATCCACTGTTTTTAGCTTCAGCAATTTTTAAATTTCCAAAGTTAAATCTTTTACGTTTATGATTTTTTCTAGAAGCCGCAACGTACTCTTTAATTTCTTTAGTTTCAATACCAGCGTATACTAACATCTTAACTTCTTTTTGTAAACCAAATTGTGCATCGTTTGGTCTGTAAATACTATTTGGTGTAAAGATGTTACTGTCACCAATAAAGTTTTTGTATATTTGTCGTTGTGTTTCTTTAAATAACGGCTTAACGTATAAGTTACTATATGTTAAGTTATCAGGATCTTTTACAATAATATTAAATGATCTAGTTGTTGAACTAAATCCAAAGCGGTCTCTTGCTTGTACTGTAAAGATAAACTTTCTATCTATAGTTGTAGTACCACCGTCAAGTGTAAACTGATTATTATCAATAGTTGAAAGACCATCGCTAGTACCAGTTGCAAACTGTCTAACTTTACCAACAATTTCTCCATCAAAGTTTAAACTTAATCCTGGTGGAAGTCTACCACTTGCTAATGTGTAAAGTAATGAACTGTCTGTAACACTTGTTAATGCATTTACATAAAACGTACTAACAAAGTTTGCTTTGATACTTCCTAAGTCTGATGTTGTTGTCCACTTAATTGTACTTTCAACTTCACCTAATATTTTAACTGTAAATGTTTTTCTTTTTTCAGCAATTAGTTCTTGCCCAATACTTGTAAAGCGTTGTGCATTAATTGTAAATGTGTATTCTTTTGTAACTGCTGGTTGGTATGGAACACGACCTGCAATTTCACCAGTAGTAATATCTAATACCATTCCTGGTGGAAGTGTACTAGGAGTGTTGTCAGGATTAGTTGCTTCAAATGTGTATGTCAAATCACCTAGTACAGCTTGTGGATCAAACACATCTAAGTAAATTGTTACATAGTTATTTGCACGTTTAAATCCTAAGTCTGCTGGAGTTAACCAAACAGGTGTTCTTAAATAAGTGTTGTCTGCTTTAAATACACCAGTACCAATTTGCATAACGGTGTTGTCAGCACGTAGGAAATCATCTCCTACAAGAAATATTTCAAATGCTCTTTTAATAATTGTATCGCCATCACTTACACTTACATCAAATGCATATCTGCGATTTAATTTTTTTCTACTTTGTGTAAGAATAGCATCATCGTATCCTTTTGTATCGTAGTAATAACTTTCAAATCCGTTAGCACTTCTTAAACCAAAATCAAATGCATATGAGTCAAACTGTGATGAATCGTAAAATCCACTACCTGCATTTTTATCTATTGCTAAAATAGGATCAACAATTCCTACTAAACGTCCGTCTGATGTTAATTGTAATCCTGGCGGCAATTCTCCGTCACCATCACCAATAAAATATTCAAGTGTTTGCCCTGTAGGCAAATCAGCATCAATTGCTTCTAATTGAAAGTCGACAATACTACTATCTAAAACAAATGTAGCACTTCCTCGTCCTAGTGGTAATAGTCCTTCTGATGTTGACCATACTGGATCATCAGGTCCTTCAATAGTTATTGTAAATGTTCTATCTCTTAACCCGTCATCATTAGTTGCACGTAATACAAATTTAAATTCGGTGTTACGTGATACTTCAAAAGGTGTACCAACAATCTTACTTTGTTCTAATCTCATACCAGGTGGTAATTCGCCACTGATTAATGTAACAACATCTGTGTTTA